AGGCCGTTGAATGATGTACAACGGTTTTGATTACCACAAAGCAATGGAAGATGGTCATGCGTACAACCATTATGTTGCAGACATACTGCGGCATTTTGGTGTACCAGGTGTAGTTGTGCCTGAATTTTCTATTGCTACAACACCGGAAGAAATAACAGACAAAACTAAAAATGAGAAGGATATTTTGGTTGATGATCTAGTTATTGAGGTGAAGGCCAGTAGTAGAGCATTTAGAAATGCTGAGGAATTTCCCTATAACCCGGTAATTGTGGATACTGTTTATGGTTATGATTCAAAGGTAATTAAACCTTTAGTCTATATAATTGTGAGTCAGGTCACAAAGGGTATGTTTGTAGTACCAACTGCTACAAAGGCAGATTGGACAATACGTACTTACAAAGACCTAGATAGGAATATTGAAGATAGGTTTTACATGGTGTCAAAACGTCATTGCAGACCTATTATTGAATTTATTGACCTACTGTTAGAGAGGGCAAATGAAAGAACCGATACGTTGCAATAAATGTGGGGGTTGGGTCATGCCTGACCAATCCTGTTACACCTGCTATTTAATTACCAGGACACAAGTAAAACTATCCTAGAAATGTCGGTGTTGTATGTTAATGTTCAACCGGTTTGTGGGGGCTTACACTGAAGGTCGGTTATACCAAGTGTGGCACTTCCTAACCCGTAAAAAATTTTTTTTATGGGGGTGGGGGGGCTTTGCTAAAAATCAGGTTTCCCAAGTATCATTAAAAAAACTAATTAAATATCTTTTAACCATAATTCTAATTGTAAATTCACAAACCGCTTTTGCTAAAACCCCAACAACTGTTTACAAACAATTTGCATTTGTAGAGTTGAACCATAGTTTTGAACAGTTCTATTGTTTAGACAAACTTTACTTCCATGAATCCCGCTGGAATCCAAAAGCACGCAACGGTTCACATTTTGGAATACCGCAGGGTAAATCAGAATGGTTAAAAGGCGTTAGTGGGACTACTCAGGTACTATGGGGACTCAAATATATAAAAAACCGTTATGGTGTTGATAAAGCCGGCATACCAAATGCATGTGCGGCTTTGAATCATTGGTCAAAGAAGGGGTGGCATTGAAAGATACAGAGAAGATAACCATAGGAATCACATCACCTGGTTATGTTGTAACAGATTTCATGACTAGCATTTTGGATGTCGCTAGATCGCAAAAACAATTAGGGCAGTTTATAAGCCTGCAAGGTTCAGGTGTTATTAGCCGGCTACGCAATCAAGTTGTGGCTACATTCCTGGAAAAAACAACAGATGATTGGCTATTGCAAATTGATACAGACCAACGCTTCACTGTTGAGCATTTCAAAAAATTGGTGGAAGCGGCTGATAAAGATAAGCGGCCAATAGTGTCAGGTGTAGTACATGGTGGTTGGGAAGTTGGCGAGATGTACCTTGAGCCAGTGCCATGTATCTTTAAGTTGGGCAGTGACAATGGATTGTATGCAATGCATGAGTATGAAGAAGATGCGATTGTTGAGATAGATGCGTGTGGTACAGGTGCAGTGTTGATACATAGATCAGTGTTTGAAAGATTTGTGAAGGAAGCAGACCAGGTGCATCAAGGAAGTAAATGGTGCTTTTACCAGGATATGCCATTGCATCATGAATGGGTCGGTGAGGATTTGCTATTTTGTATTAGGGCTAAAAGTTTTGGTTACAAGATATACGCACACACTGGCGTGCAGATGGATCATCAGCGTAAACTATGGTTAGGCAAGAAACAACACAAAGACTTTGAACGCTTTAGACGTGCAAGATTACAGAGTGAGGAACAGATCAATGGCGATAATAACAAACCAAGTGGCAGTGACAACTAACAGAGTCAAAATTGTAGATGTTGATAATGTGGTCAGAAAAGTCAGGCTACATTGTGAGTCGGGTGCGCTTTATATTGGCAATGTTGGCGTGACTTCAAGTAATGGATTGAAACTAGATAACAATGACAAAATATTGATAGACCTGGCTGAAGGTGAAGATTTGTATGCAGTGACCGCTACCGGTTCAACTAACGTTTCAATCCTGGTTAGCAAAATAGACTAAAAAATGACCTGTTTTTTCCCATTAAGCACGCTGGCAGAATACGCCGCCGTCTGCGTTTTCTCTCTCCCCGAACAACGCAAAATAATTTGAAAAAAAAGAAAATTTTTTATGAAAACGTTGAAAAGCCGCAAATATGATGCGAATTACAAAAAAATCCGTAAAGAAGTTTTGGCGCAAAATCCGCCGTGTTTTTACTGCAAAAAGGCGATTGCTACGACATTGGATCATGAACCACCTATTGATTCCTTCCCTGCGCCTGAATTATGGGTTGGGAGTCTAAGGCCATCATGTGCAAGTTGCAATTACAGTAGGGGGGCAAGTTATGGAAACGCAAAACGTAAAGCAATTAAAAATAGCCGTAAGTGGTAAGCCTAAAAAAAAGTTAGGCCGGCACACAACCGCAATGGTTAAATCACTTACTGGCCGTACCGATATTGACCAGGTTAAAAAAGAGATGTTATTAGGCCTGGCACGGGCATGGGATCGTATTGAGGAGTCGGGTAAAGGCGGTCATACAATCCCGTCTATATCTAAAGAGTTACGTGAGATTTGGGATAGTTGTTCACTGCCGGATGAGGATGATCTATTTGAGTAACAATTTGTGTACGCCACGTTGGGCATCTTTACGTGATTCTAAATGCCAAACGGATGGTGGCAAATTAGCGCAGGTCGCTAATTTATTAGGTTTTGAATTATTTGATTGGCAAAAACTGGTAGCAGATGTGGGTTTAGAGTTTGATGAAAACGGTATGTATAAGTACCGCACGGTAGCCGCACAAGTTGGTCGCCAAAACGGAAAATCAAAATTAATTGAAACCCGTATTGCATTTGAATTATTACAACCTAAGCGTCATGTTGCCTATACTGCACAAGATCGCAATATGGCTAAAAACAAATGGGAAGAACATTTATTAAGTTTTCAGATGTCACCTAAGTTTTCTAAGCGCATTGCACGTGTATCTAGGGTTAATGGCAGTGAAAAGATTTATATGCGTAATGGATCAACCTACGGAATTGTTACACCTAATGACAAAGGCGCACGTGGCCTTAGTTTGAACCTTATGGTTATTGATGAAGCCTTGACCCATCCATTATCGTTAATTGCAAATTTACAACCTACATTGGCCACTAAACGCAATGGTCAATTATGGATTCTGTCTAACGCTGGCCGTCCAGGTGAGTCACAATTATTAGAGCATTACCGGGAAATAGGTCATAGAGAAATTGCTGAACCACAAAATAAATTAGCCTGGTTTGAATGGTGTCCGGAAAAAGATGATTTTGATTATATGGATGAGCAGGTTTGGTATCAGGCCATTCCATCATTGCATGAACAAAAAGGCGTATTGATTGATGCAGTACGTGAAGCGGCAGTTACTAACAGTGCTGAGATATTTACAAAGGAATGGTTGAACGTGTGGCCATCTAGGGATGCGGTGCAAGTAATCAATACTGAGTTATGGGATGCCTTAGCCCGTACAGATATAACCATTGGCAACAATGTGGTATTCGGTGTTGATATATCCCGTGAACGTGATCGGGCATCAATAGCCGCATCTGCCTTAGTTAGAGATTTTACGCCGGTTGAGTTAATTGAGTGTAAAGAGGGAACTACGTGGGTATTGCAACGCCTGGTTGATCTATGTAGAAAATACAACGCTAAGGTTGTTATAGACACTGGATCACCTGCGGCTTCATTGATTGCTGAATTAGAAAAACAAAATGTCGGTGTTATGGCTATACATCTACGTGATTATGCCCGTGCCTGCGGTTCATTCTTTGATGCAGTTCAGGCTAAAACTATTTGTCACCTGGATGATCCAAATTTAAGAACTGCCGTACAAGGATCAACAAAAAGACCATTGGGTGATTCATGGGCATGGAATAGACAAAGCACTACAAACATAACACCATTAGTTGCGGTAACGCTGGCACGCTACGGGGTGGTTACAAAAATAGATGATCAGCCGATTGTAAGGAGTAAAATCTACTAATGAAATATCTATCAAGTATTTTGCAAATAACCGGCGCATTGTTGATTGTGGCAGGTGTCGCAACATATAATCCTGTTTTGGCGGTAATATTGTCCGGCGGATTTTTTGTTTTATTTGGCGTTGCATTAGAAAACAGAGGTAAATGATGTTAGGTAAGTTACTTAAAAGACAAATCCAACCATCATTAGTTTATACATCTTCAGGTTATGTAGATTCACTAGGCCGTGTTGGAAGATTCTTTGAGGGTAACTGGGCAGGTGCTTATGTAGATGATAAAACTGCATTAGGCATACCAGCAATCTATCGTGGCGTATCTTTAATTGCAGATGCCATTGGTGCATTGGAATTGTGTGCGTATCGCAATAAGCGTGAGGTAATACCAACACCGCAAATATTGGTGCGGCCAGTACCTACCGAAACACGCATGGAAACTATTAGCGCAATGGCCGCATCTCTTATTATTCATGGAAACTACATAGCAGTGTTAGGTGATCCTGGATTAAATGGTTACCCTGAGAGTATCTATCCAGTATCACCTGACCGTGTAGAGGTATCACGGGAAAAAGGAAAGATTGTTTACAAAATTGATGAAGTGACTTATGACAGATCACAAATCATGCACATCAAGAATTTTGTGATGCCAGGTGATTTAGTTGGACGTGGAATTTTGGCTATTGCTAAACAAGCATTAGGTAAAGAAATTGCAATCAATGAGTATGCATCACGTTACTTTGATGGTGGTGTAAATCCTACTGCGGTCATTAAATCACAAAATCCTGATCTATCGCAGGAAGAAGCAGATGCGCTAAAAACTGCATGGATGGCAATGTACTCATCACGCAACCGTGCGCCTGTTGTAATGAACTCATCAACAGATTTTGAAGTGCTAAGTAGCAATGCGGCTGAGTCGCAATTAGTTGAAGCACAAACCGCAGGTTTAACTGAAGCGGCTAACATTTTAGGATTGCCGCCATACTTCTTAGGTTCACCAAATTCAAGCCGTACCTATTCAAATGTTGAACAGGAAAACTTACAGTTAATTAAATGGTCAATCCAACCTATTGCAGAGCGTATTGAAGCGGCGTTTAGTGATCTATTGGTTAGAGGTCAAGTTGCCAAGTTCAAATATGAGTCATTATTAAAAACTGATACTGCAAGCCGTTATGCGGCATATCAAACCGCATTGTCCAGTGGCTTCTTAACTGTTGATGAAATTAGAGAATATGAAAACCTTGATCCTATGGATCATGAAGATGAAGAAAATGATGTTGCGGAAGCACCTGAAGATTCTATGCAAGATGATGTTGTTGATACCGTAGAGGATAACCAAGATGACTAATGAACTAGAAAATAGATCATACTCAGTTGATTTAGAATTACGTGCAGGCGGTGATGGCCGTACTATTTACGGTATTGCCGTGCCTTATGACAAAGAACAACGGATTACCAGTACCTTAATAGAGGTATTTAGAAAAGGCGTATTTGCTGAAGTTATTAAAGCACCGCACCGGGTGAAACTTCTTAGAGGTCATGGCGAAAACAATGTATTAGGCCGTGCCACACTATTAAAGGAAACAGACAAAGGTTTATATGCTGAGTTTAAGATTAGTAAAACCCGTGAAGGTGATGAAGCATTAGAGTTAGTTAAAGATGGCGCATTGGATCAATTAAGCGTTGGATTTATGCCAATCAAAAACCGTAAACGTCCGGATGGCGTATTAGAGCGTTTGAAGGCACATTTGGCTGAAGTATCTTTAGTTACATTTGGTGCTTATGGCGAAATGGCCAGCGTAACGGGTATGCGTGAAGGCCAATTATTGATGACCCCACGCCTGGATGAAGCAAAGAAGATATTAGATGCCATACACCGTAACAAATAATCATCCTGATTGTCAGGGGTGGGCATTAGTTAAAGATGCAACCAATGAGGTTGTTGGATGCCACAAAACTCAATCGCAGGCTGAAGATCAATTAACTGCAATCAACATTTCTGAGTTTGCAGATCGCAGTGCCGAAATAATGCCTGAAATCATTGATGACAAAAAACGCTATAACAGTGCAATGGAAATACTTAAAGAATTACAAAAAGAAGTATAATATTTACACAAGCCATAGAACACCTGACCCTATTTAATAGCGTGTCACACCTTCTTGCTAAACAAAACAAACCATAAGGGGAAAAATGTCAAATACATTTCTTGCTTCTCTACGTGAGAAGCGTGAGTCAAAAACTGCCCTTATCCAATCAACACTAGACCGTGCGGCTGATGAAGCACGTGATCTATCTGAGGTTGAACTAGCCAACGTTGAAGCGTTGAACCTAGAAATCAAAAAGTTGGATGAGCGCATTGAACAAATGTCAGATATTGAAATCCGCAATCACAAAGCCGCAGAATTAGCCGCTAAAGTTGATGCGAATGTTGAGCCTAAGAAGGAAGTACGTGCAGGTGGCTTTTCAGTTACCCGTGAAGAACTTACCTATACAGAGCGTTCATCTACTGATTTCTTATCAGATGCATTAAAGTCACATTTCAAAACAGATGCAGAAGCATCAGACCGTATTGCACGTCACCAACGTGAAATGGCAGTTGAGAAGCGTGCCGCAGGTACATCTAACTTTGCTGGCCTAGTAGTGCCACAATATTTAGTTGATCTATATGCACCATTAGCACGTGCAGGCCGTCCATTTGCGGATGCCGCACGTAAGCATCAACTACCTACACAAGGTATGTCGGTTGTCATTAGCAAAATTTCTACTGGCACAACAACGGCGTACCAAACTTCACAAAACACTGCCGCAGTATCACAAGACATTGCAGATACAACACTGACAGTAAACGTAAACACTATTGCTGGTCAGCAATCAGTATCTAAACAAGCGTTATTACGTGGATACAACATTGAAGGCATTGTTCTAGGCGATCTAATCCGTGATTACCACACAAAGTTGGACAACTCATTGTTCAATGGCACTGGTTCAAACGGACAACCATTAGGCCTATCAAACATGACAACCGGCGTATTAGTTACTTACACTGCTACAACCGGTACAGTTGCAGGGCTATATCCAAAGATTGCAGATGCAATCCAACAGATCCAAAGCAATATTTACGTAAATCCAAACGCAATCATCATGCACCCACGCCGCTTAGGTTTCCTATTGGCTGGAGTAGATGGTTCAAACCGTCCATTGGTTGTGCCACAGGCTAACAACCCAATGAACGCAATCGGCGTTGGAAATGGCACACCTTCATACGGTAACTCAGGTTACTCAATTCTAGGATTGCCAATTATCGTTGATGCAAACATTGCAACTAACGTAGGTGCAAGCACAAACCAAGATACAATCTTTGTGGTTGATCTAAATGAGTGTCACCTATGGGAAGAAGCGGCAGCACCTACCTATGTAACATTTGAAGAACCAAATGGCAAGGTAGCGTTAAACATTGTTCTATTTGGAATGTCAGCATTTACTGCTGAGCGTTATCCAAAAGCAATCGCCGCAATTAACGGTACAGGTTTAGCGACACCAAGTTTCTAAACTAATAAGTTTCCAGGCGGTTACCCTTCCAACCGCCTGGACGCTAAACGTAGTTGGTATCTAAAGAATGGAGTTTTGTCTAATGTCCCAAGACAGTACAGGATTTGGATACCAACTATGGCGATAGTAAATGGTTATGCAACACTTAATGAAATTAAAGCCTACTTATCAATTTCAGATACAGTAGATGACACATTATTAGAAAACTTAGTTGAGTCTGCATCCAGGTCAATAGATCGGATTGCAAACCGCAGATTTTATTTAGATTCAACTGCATCTGCACGTCTATACCGTGCTTACTCAGACATTTTTGTTTATACAGACGATATAGGATCAACAACAGATTTAGCCGTTGCCATTGATGAAAACGGTAATGGTACATACACCAAATCAGTGACATTAAATACAGATTACATATTAGACCCATTAACTTCACCATCTTTAGGCCGTCCATACACACAATTAACTATGGTGTCCAATACTCAAATGTGGCCTATATTTCCAGGATTGACACAAAACGGTTTACGTCCAGGCGTGAGAGTCACTGCTAAATGGGGATGGCCTTCAGTGCCAAATGACATAAACATGGCCTGTTTAATTTTGACCGCAGATTTGTACAAACGTAAAGATGCACCCGGCGGCATTTTAGGATTAGGTGATTTAGGTGTTGTGAGAATGTCACCATTAGGTAGAGATGTAACTGCAATGGTTAGAGCATACAAAAAAGAGGTAGTTGCATGACACCAAGCACGGTGCGGACAAACTTAAAAACCGCATTACAAACCATTACCGGTATGCGTGTTTTTGATTATGTGCCTGATTCTACAAACGTACCAACCAACAACGCATTTGCCATTGTTGGCCAATTAAACATGAATTATGACTACACATTAAATAGAGGTTTTGATTCTGCCACCTGCAACATTATTGTAATTGTGGGCAGAATGTCAGAAAAAGATGGGCAAGCGAGATTGGATGGTTTACTAGCATCATCCGGTTCTACTTCAATAAAGGCCGCAGTTGAAGCAGATAAAACTTTAGGCGGTGCAGTACAAACACTTAGAGTTGTGTCTGCTAGTCCGGGAACAATAACATCCGCTAATATTGATTACCTAAGTTATCAGTATTCAGTGGAATTGATAGGTTAGTAAGAGAGGAAAACTATGGCAATATTTATGGGTAACAAGGTGGCTGTTATCGTCGGAACATCAACGATAACTGATCACGTAAGCACTGTTAGTTTGAACCGTGAAATTGATCAGGTAGAAATTACTGCAATGAATGATACGGTACAAAATTTCATTGGTGGGGTTGAACGTCCTACACTAAATTTGGAAGTGTTCAATGATTTTGCGGCTTCATCTGTAAACTCATTATTTGAGGATGCACTAGGCACAAAATTGAACATTAAGTTAATTCCAGTATCAGGTACAGTGTCAGCCACAAATCCAAGTTACACAATGTCATGCTTGATCACATCATGGACACCTGTAAACGGTGCTATTGATGCGGTGGCAAGTGTAACCGTGTCGCTTCCTGTAACTGCATTAACTAAATCAACTTCAGCGTAATAAAGGTTAGGTGGGACAAATGCACAAAATTGAACTGACTAAAAAAGATGGCAAGACAGTAACCTATGATCTTACGCCTTCAGTAAAAGTGGCTTTTGAAGCCGAACATAAAACTGGATGGCGTAAGAGATTAGGCGAACTACAATTAGATACCGATTTATTTTGGTTGGCCTGGAAATTAGAAAAAGATGCAGGCAAAACCGATTTAGCATTTGGTGATGATTATGTTAATCAATTTACGGACGTTGATTTAATATATGAACCAAAAAATGGATAGACCGACACGGGCAAATTTACGAAATCGCATCTGTGTCGGTTGCAACCGGTATTAGTCCTAAAGACTTATTAGAGGTTGATCCAGCGATTTATCAAGCCATCAAAGCCATTTTGCAAGAACGTAGTTTTGGCCAAAAGAAGGCAACGACAAGGCGGAAATAGTGTTATCACCTGACAGATCATTAAAGGCAATCTATGTAGAAAACCTTGATGAAGTCATGCAAAAAATTAAAAACATGGACGCTGACTTACAAAAAGAATTTAGGAAGGCGTTGAATAAAGAAGTTAAACCGGTAGCAAAATTGGCAAAAAGTTTTGTGCCGGCTTCGCCTTTTCCTGGATGGCGTGATGTTGAACCTTCATATCCGCCTGCATGGGGTTGGGCTAATGACAAAACACATAGAGGTAGAACTATCGGCGAGAATAAAAGAAGCCGGTGGAAATGGTCACAATCTGAAGTTGTTGCAGGTATTAGGGTTAGCAGTGCTAAAACAAAAGTGCAACGTGTTAAAGGTGCTACATTTTCCGTTACTGCGTTAGCAGTAGTAAACAAATCAGTGCCAGGTATTATTTATGAATTAGCAGGTTTTGGCACATCTAAATCACGTTCAAAAACACGCAGGGTAAGTCGTAACCCAAATGCTAGTGAATCATTTATTGGTAAACTACAAGGCACTGCCAACTCAGCCGCATATAAAGAAAAGCGTTTGATTTACAGAGCCGCATATCAATTAGGTGATCAGGTAAATGCTAATCTATATGCAGTGCTTAAAAAATATATGGGTAAAGAATTTAGAGGTTAATTATGGCATTGAGTCAATATGTAGCAATTAACTTTCTAACTAAATTTGATAAAAAAGGCTTAGAGCGTGCCACTAAAGAATTAAAAGGTTTTGACAAGTTTGTTGCCAGTAGCAATTTCAAATTACGTTCATTTGCTAAAACAGGGGCTATTGCCGCCGCCGCAGGCCTGGCTATATTTGCAAAGAAATCCATAGATGCCGCTTTAGCACAAGAAAAATTAGATAAACAACTTAGATTGACATTACGCAGTATAGGTAAAGAAGGTTTATTACCGGACGTAAAAACATTTATTGATGATTTACAACGTGCTACAAATGTAACTGAAGATGAGTTAGTGCCGGCATTAAGGCAGTTGGTGGCACAAACCGGCGATTTAGAATCTAGTCAATTTTTACTGAACAAAGCATTAGATATAAGTGCCGGTACAGGTGCGGATTTAAGTACGGTTTTAGATGCCATAAATAAGGCAGCAATAGGTAACTACAAAGCCATTGGTACTTTAGGCGTAGGTTTTACTGCGGCTGAAGCAAAGGCTTTAGGATTTACAAAGTTAATGCAAAACCTGGATAAGTACGCAGGATCGGCGGCGGCTTCCACTGAAACCTTTGAAGGTCAGTTAAAGTCATTTAGGATTAGTGCAGGTGAGGCTACTGAAACTTTAGGTACAGGCTTCTTAACTGCATCTTCATACATTGTTACAGGTACAGATAATTTAAGATCATTTGGTTTAGTGTTGGAATCAGTAGCCGGTGGCATATCTGACACGGTGGTTGGCTTCTTCAAAACAGTAAGTGAAAAAGGTGTGTTAAGTGCGTTAAACACAACATTTGAAGATTTGGGTAAAGAAGGTTTTAAGGTAAGGGAAAAACAATATTTACAGGCTAAAGGCTATTTAGGTTTATCACAACAAACTATTGATGCTTTAGAACTACAAGCCAAATATGGCAAGAAGGCATTAACAAGTGAACAGCAATTAGCAAAAATTCAGGCCGCTATTTTGGCTAAAGAAAAAGCATTGACTAAGGAAAAAGCCGCACAAGCCGCATTAGACAAAAAGAAGGCTGAGTTATCTGCATTATTTGATATTGATAAAATTAACCTGCAAGCGGCATTAACACGTAAACTAACTGCGGAAGATGAACTACGTGTAAAAATATTACAAAAATTGTCAGACGGTACTGCCGCCGCAGTAAATGAAGCACAACGGTATGCGGATATATTAAAAGTTATTGAAGATGGCAAAATCTCAGATGTTGAGATTGCGGCGTTGGCTAAAACATGGGGCATTACAACCACTGAGGTAGTTTTATACATAAGTAAACTTATGACCGCTAATGATGAATTGCGTAAAATGATTGGATTGGCAAGTCAAGTAAATGTTGGTACGCCGGCAGGTGCGGCCACTGGTATTGCCAAATATAATGCTATTCAGAAAAATCTAACAAATGAATTTATTGGCATGGGCATTGAAAAAGGTGCGGCATCCGGATTGGCCGCATCAAGCGCACGCCTACAAGCACAAGCAGATGCCTATTTTGCGGCACATCCTGAGATTGATCCACTAACGGGTGGTCGGCGTGCAGTATTGGCAGATGGTGGAATTGTTACAAGACCAACAAATGCATTGATTGGTGAAGCCGGTGCTGAAGCGGTTATCCCGTTAGATAAATTTGGTGCAATGGGGACAGTTGTAAATGTTAATGTGGCCGGATCAGTTATATCTGAAGGTCAATTACAAAGCGTTATCCAGGATGCGTTGTATAACTTAAACCGTACAGGTGCAGTATCTCAATTAACTAACTTAGGAAGATAATGCCAGCCGCACGGTTTACTGCTCAAATTGACTTTAGTAATGGCGCAATTTTTGACCCTGCCCTAGTTTTGGATGACCCTGCAACACCATTGGATACTGCGGTATTAGGTACTGAAGCCGCAGATATTGTGGACATTACACCTTATGTGACGCAGTGTTATATTCGCCGTGCATTTAACAGATCATCTGACTCATTTACGGGTGGTAATGCACGTTTAGTTTTTGTTGATGAAACCGGTGAATTTAATCCTGCTAATACTTCATCACCGCTATATGGCAAAATCAAACCTATGCGCAAAATCCGCTTTACCGCAGAATATTCAGGCACTACATATAACTTAGGTTCATTTTATGTACAGGAATGGAATTATCAAAGCCCTATTGGTTTTGATCCAGCATACGTAACGCTTAACTGCGTAGATGGATTTCAATTACTAAATCTAACAACTCTTACAACTGTTAGCGGTGGCACTGCCGGACAAACAACCGCACAAAGAATTACAAGCCTGTTGGATGCAGGTGAATGGCCAGGTGGTATGCGTGACATTTCAACTACTGCAACTACAACAGTACAAGCGGATGATGGCACATCACGATCATTATTAGCGGCCTGCCAACAGACAGAGCAAACAGACTTAGGGGCATTTTTTATTGATGAACGGGGCTACACAAAATTTATGTCCCGTACTGACATTATTACTGATTCAGGCAGGCCGGTAACCTCATTTAGTGATGTACCAGGATCAGGTGACATTACATACCAGGCAGTTGAGTTTGACATTTCAGATTTTCAAATGATTAACAAAGTTACCGTTACCCGTAATGGCGGTACTGCTCAAACTGCCAGCGATCAGGCCAGTATTGATGATTATTTCCAACATAGCCGTGTGCGTGGCGGAATTATGCAAACAGATACGGAAGCACTTAACCAGGCCAAAATGATCATTGCATCCCGTAAAGAACAGGGTGTGAACATCCAATTAAACTCATTAACCATTGATGCCTATGGCCAAGATGACCCAGCACGTATAACTGCGGCTTTAGGATTAGATATTTTTTATCCAATACAAGTAACCCAAACGCTTCCGCAGGGGAATGTGGTCAGTGATTCAGTAATTGCCGGTCTTCAATACTCAATTACCCCTAAAACATTCTTAGTTACTTTTAATTGCGCTCAACCCTTTGCAAGCGGATTTTTGCTAGACTCTCTCACTGACGGTATTTTAGATCAAGATTCATTGGCATATTAGGAGTTAATAGATGGCAACCTTTGACGTAGGACAAGTTCTAACTGCGGCGCAAATGAACAGTATCGCCAACATGACCGTGAGAGGTGTTAGCGCAACTTCAGACACATTAGTTTTAGCAGATTCAGATAATAAGTTAATTACCTACTCAAACACCGGTACAACCACTATTACTATCCCACCTTATTCAAGCGTTGCAATGACTACCGGTAGCGTAGTAAACGTAATCAAAATTGCATCCGGCGGTACAGTTTCAATTATTCAAGGTGCAGGTGTAACTATTGCATCTAATGGTGCTACATCTACAAATCCTGTTATTACAGGTAATTTCAAGGCCGCAAGTTTGGTGAAAGTTTCAACAGATTCCTGGTATATCGTAGGCGGGATTTCATAGGTGTCACCTATTCTTTTAGGTATTTTAGATCAAAGCGGTGCGGCGGCATCAACTAACTCTTATGAGTCTATTGCTACTGTTTCAGTAGGTTCAGGTGGAACTGCTTCAGCAGAGTTTACTTCAATTCCATCTACCTATAAGCATTTACAAATAAGAGCATTGGTTAAAGCCACC